GCTTATATTGATTCGAAAGACAGACGCACCAAAAACAATATATTCATTCGTGTCACCATTCGATGGTTGCTTAAAAACGAATTGACCTCGTGCGCCGCCTGTTGCTGCACCAAAATCAAGTTCTTGATCAACAAGACCGGATGTATTAATGAGTGTGTTTTTCTTCTTACCAAGTGGATCGACATACTCGAACAGATTTACAGAGCGCTCAGCATCAATGCTCGTCACCCTCTGATTGTTATAGCTACCAACAATTTCATAATCTGTCGTCTGCGTCATTAGTAACTCAAAATATTCGGCCAATAGAAGGGTTCGGGTGCGGTCATTGTCACTGACGGCCTAATGGTTAAATCCGTTTCATTCGCATTTTTGAATGTCATGTAATAATCTTGGTATTCATCTTCGTTTTGCTGCGGCCAATTGCCTGACGGGTAATAAGCCAAGAATTTTCGAGCGAGCGCGTATTTCAAAAATCCATAATAGTTAGGCGGCAATTCGCCCAAGGTATCCTGCGGACCCAATGAATTGATCATGGATTTGACTTGTAACTTGAATGGATAGGGTTGATCAGGAACTGGATATACCGTCACAAAACTTTCCTGTGCTTGTTTATTCAAAAAGATAAATCCCGGTCGTGCTAATAAATTTGTCTGTCGGACAATATTCCAATAAGTCGCTTTGTTTATGATTCGAAGCGGATAAACAAGCGCTGTCTCACTGGTATTTAAATCACCTCGGAATGTAGTGATAGTATTTATTGGAACGCCAGCCGTTGTCAGAACAATAGGAATCGATGCAAGAGCATTCGCTTCCGTTAATGCAACCATAATATTTGTCGCATTAATGAATATAGAATAGTACGTGACGCCGGGAACCAAAGGGGATGGAATCGTACCAAAACTTTGTATTGTAAAAGGTGTTCCCGTTGGAAATGCTGCGGTATTTGCAAACGTTAAATAGTTCGTAACATTACTCGCCGTGAAATTAAACGAAATCGGATTAGCTTGCTGATTGATTCCAGTACCCGGGACCGTATAATTCGCAAATGATAAATCAACCACTCGATCAGCTGTGATATCCGTACCCAATATCATATCCGATATGGAATAAGTATCTTTTCCAACAATAAAGGTATGATCAAGGGTCGTTAGATAAGGAATATAAATACTATCAGATGCGAATTTATCTAATAGCTCATTGATTAAATCAAGTCCCGCTTTAAGCATGAAGGCGTCGGGGGTTTCTGCAACCCCCAGTTCACCCAACAGGAATAATGAGTTAACAATAACATCATTTGTCGTCCTGACAATCTGCGCCATAGCATCCGTACTCCATGTCGATTATTAAAAAATTCGACATTAAGAATCGTCGCCCTCTCCATCGACAGGATAAGCAACAGGATCAAGACCACGTGTAATCTCTTTTGCAAGCATTTGTGCATGAGCGCCGTTGTTGCACATATAGGCATTAAATTCCATTGCTTCGCCTTTCAAGTTAGGCGCACGTCCAGCATGTCTTGCTTGTTCGCCTTGAACTTTCTTAACGAACTGATTCTTTGCACTATGTTCCGCTTCCAATCGTCTCTGACGAACATTCGCGATCGCTGCATCCTTTCCGGGATTTCCGTCGTATCGGCTTTTCATGATTAATTTCCTTTTGTTTGTGAACATCGTTTGGATGTCTGTACCATTCACCGGTTGCCAATAGCGTCTCGCGTTCTTCAAAGGTCACGACTCTCATCGGTTCCGTTTTGTGATATACGCACGCTATTGGCATATTCAGTCCTTATGACAACAATTTAACTGCATACTGTGGATGCCATTTGAAGCCGCACAGAATGTCGATACGCATTAAGTTTTGATAACCTAAGATATCGCCAGTCTGAGTGACTGCGAGTGACAGACCAGTTTCAGGATCAATTGCAACAGAGCTATAAGGGACTTGTAATTTGTATAACGGTGGGCAAACGATATCGAGCGCACGCGCAGGATATGCGATGTTAACGTTATAAGTTGGAACCATTGTCACAGCCGCATCATCGGGGATTGCATTGCTCACATTTTGCAGTGGGCTTGCTGTATTGCTGATAATGGTTGGGTTAACTTGTACAGTAATATTGCCTGAACCATCCGAACTTGCAGGTGCAGTTACTACAAACTGCATGTTTTGACCCGTTGATTGACGTGACAGTGGATTAACACTTGAGACGCCAGCAATTGAGATCAAATCACCCGGTAGGAAATAGTTTGTAATGCTGATGGTAGCCCCATCCATTATGATCGTATTACCGCTTGATACAGCCCCATTCACAAGCAATACGTCGCCAGAGTGAAGTCTTGGGCCAGCACCGGCCACATGGTTCACGATATTTTGAGATTGGAAAATGTCAAAATATGACAAATGACCAATTGCAGATTGTCTGACGATATCTTCGTTGAAAACAGGTGTGAAGTTATTCAACAGAGCCGATTTCAAGCTAGAACCGTCACGAACCGTCATTGCAAGATAGGCATCAGATGCAATATTGACACCTTGTTCTAATAACTTGGCACCGGCCAAATCAACTGTCTGGAACGAATTGATAGGTGTTCCAGCCGTTCCCGTGAAGAAGTAAAGTTCAAGTTCAGCATCCGCACAAATATCACGCTCCATTTGAGTGATAATGTTTTGAATCGCAGGTTGAATGAACATGCGTGAGAAATCTTCAATACGCAAGGATAAATCTTGCACAGTGTACGCAATTAACGCATGGTATTGATGTGCCACGGTAATTGTTTCAACTGTTTCGATAATATCTTGCGGGACTGCGGTCGAACCGTCACCCACAATGAAGTTATTTTGACGACGAACCTGAAGCGTATCGCCAATCTTATAACCAGAATTTTGGAAATCGTCTTGATAGATACGTGATCCAGTCATGACAAAAGGTGCGTTATTTGCGAACATCGCTAAAGCTGTATTTGATACAAGCTGCGTATTAATAAATTGATTAGGCATTGCCCTGTCTCCATTCCATTGGTAAAAGGCGCTGTCTATATCTGTTACAAACTAATCACATATTATTTCTGTGACAAATTTATAACATTTCTATTTCCAGCTACCCGACTTCATACGCTGTCGGATGTCCCCAACAGGCGTCTTATCTGAGATCCTGTGAGAATTGGTGACTGGATTGCTTTTGATTTGACCCATGGTTCGGGCTTGCGATGACGATTTATTTTCACCACCACTAATCAAAGCATGCGACAGTCTGGCCATCTCACTTGCTTGATCTAACGGGTGGAGTTTTGAAATACGGTGGAGTTCTTCGGGATTCTTACCAAGCTTATAGAGCACTTCTCCGGCGCTTCCTGCGCCACTTCTAGGCAATGTGACTGCATAATCACGCATTGATGGGGTATAAGGTGTGTCTCGTCCAAATACTACATCATGAAAATCATCGTACTTGTCACCAACATTATCCAAATGTTTTTGAAACTCTTGATATTGTCTGTGTACATGTGCTTGATTCTGCGCATCAGCGGCTTTGCGCTCCTCCATTTCCTTGTGTTGGAGTGCATAGCTCACAGCCTTGTGGATATGCTCATCTATCGTGCCACCTTGCGGGGCTTGATAGGGATTCATCGTCTGTTCAGGTGCTGAATGATTGGGTTGAGTCATCCGAGACTCTAAATCGCCAATCCGTGCGTGCAGTTCACGAACTTCCCGTTCATGCGCTCTCTTTTGAGATTTCAACCGTTTTTGAACAGCTAATGTCTCTTTTGAGTGCGTTCCCTCTGCATTGTCGTTTTCTTCATGGCCTTCGGCATGCGCCTCAGGTTCTGAATGCTCGACTCCCATGGTATCCATCACTTGATCAGCAAGACCATCCTGGCCTTGGTGCGACTCTTCACGAACTTCCATATTCTCTCTCCACTTCGGCATTCATTTGCCCGGCAGGATTAAGCGACTGCGGCGCTCGAGACACGTCCTGTGCTCGTAATTGAAATTTTACGCTGATTGTTCAAGGATGCAGCTACACAGGTAGACATTCCATGATAGAATGCTTTCGCAAAGCCTAGGTTTAGCGGCCGAAAAGCGATCTCATCAATCGTCTGGTTTTGTCTTATTTGATGATTACACTTGATGGAGTGAATATGAACGATATAGTAAAAACCTGTAAAAAACATGGTCAATTAGCATTAGATCAAATAATACTAAATAGGATATCTCCGAAAGGAAAACATTATTTAAGATGTAGGATATGTCGAAACGATTCAGAAAGAAAAAGACTCAAAATAAAATATATTAAAACCCCTAAAAAACATGAAAAAACAAAATTACCTGATTATATAAAACATGAGGATAGAAATCATTCATACACTATTCTTAATCGTTTTAAATTGCTTCCTGAAAAATATTATTTAATGTTAAAAGAACAAAATAATCTTTGTGCTATTTGCAATAAAACAGAATCGCAATTAAAGAAAAAAAGCAGTAAAGTTAAAATGCTTTCAGTTGATCATTGTCATCTAACAGGAAAAATTCGAGGATTACTTTGTCATCAATGCAATACAGGGTTAGGCCATTTCAAAGATTCTATAGATATCCTACAAAAAGCTATCATGTATTTAAAAGCCTCTATTGATTAGAGGCTTGATTTTTATGAGTCTCTTTTTCATGTTCTCTCTGTTTTTCTGAATCATGAAGATCTGCTAATATAGAAGCTATTTTATGATCAAAGTCATTACTCTGTTTGATACTTTCTCTACCATGAATTATTTCTTCTTTCTTAATATTTAATTGATGATCGTATAGGTTTATTTGATTTTCCATTTGCATTTTTTGTGCATCTAAAATCATTTGTTGCCTTTCTAATTCTAACTTTTGTTGCTTCAATTGAATCTCTTGTGCCTTATTTTGAATATTAGACATTTT